CACGTTGTCAGGCGGTGCTGGTGTTGCCAGTAGCGTAGCGCGTATCAATTTCCCGCAGGGTGCTTTCGTTGGTGATGTAGGCGATTTGCAGATGACAGTGCAGGTTCGCTTACGCCATACGGGTAGCGTGCCAATTGAGTTCATCCGAGTTGGGTATGGCAAGCGCACACCAGAGGGCGCTGTTACAAACATCGCCCAAGACGATACCGTTATTACGTCAACCACGTCCGAAGCTGACTACACCGCCGCACTGACAACGACCACAGGTTTAATGTCTGTTACCGCCGATGACCAGTTGTACGTGCAGGTCTACATCGGTGCCGCTAGTGCATGGGAAGCCATAATCAGCGACACCGGCAACGGTAGCGATATTTTAACTGCCGTACCGATTGGCGTGTATGCAGGTAGCAAGCGATTCATCGGCGCGCAAGACGTCCACATCGGCGGGAGCGACGTGCGGATACACGCGCACAACCAAGCCCACCTTGATGGTCAATACGTCAACATTGGTCGGGACACTGCGCTTAACACGTACATCGACAGCCAAATCCGTACCGAATACAAGTCTGGCGGTGCCCATCAGTTTGAGGGAAGCCAGCTTGAGTTTAGAAGTGGCGGGAGCCTCACGGAGCGGGCTTATTTCCAAGGCGTACAGCGCAATGATGGAACTGGCCTTGTTAATACCGTAGACCTAATCTTTAACAACTACCAGACACAGCCTAATGCGGTAAACGTCAACCGCGTTTACACGACCAAGGTTAATTTCTACTCGCAGAGCCAAGGCTTCCAAGGTGATTTCGTTGGTACAGCGGCGTCGTTGTATGACGCAGACACGCTTGCATTGGCAACCGATATAACCAGCCTGCAAGCTCAAATAAATGCACTCAGCGCGAACAAAATTGGTGATGCGCCTTTAGATGGAAAAACGTATGTACGGCAAAATGGAGAGTGGGTTAGTGCTGATCTGGGCCTTGACCTACTTATATATCCTTTCGACGGTGGTCTAGCAGACACCGCATTATTCGCTGAAACGATGGACGGTGGAGCGAGTGATACGCTAGTCTTTGATGATGCGATCTCGCCAGTGCTGGGCGGTTTAAGTAACAGCACATATGAGGTTAGCCCGCTAATCTCAGGGCTTGCCGATATGTCAACGCTGGCAGGTGCAAACTTTAACGTGGATGGTGGACGAGCATCGACCACATTGTTCTCAAGTAACTTCGATGGAGGAGCCGCATAATGGCTACTAAGATTCAAATTCGCCGTGACACTGCGGCTAACTGGACTTCAAACGACCCTGTTCTGTCAGTAGGCGAGCAGGGATTCGAGACCGACTCAAACAAAATGAAAATCGGCGACGGTACAAGCGCATGGTCTGCGCTCGCATACATGGCAGGCGGTGCGGCAGGTTTGGAGGTGCAAGACCCTGCTAACGCAAACGAATACTACATTTACGTCGGTGACCCGCTCAACAAACTGGCTACCATTCAGGACACTCGCGGGAATGTTTCAAACCTTGCTTACGACCAAGAGTTCGCCACACTGCAAGAGGCGTTTGACTTTGTTCAAAGCAACTCGCTCAAAGACGTAGGCTACAGCGTCAACCGTGATGGAAATATGGCGGCGGCATGGGTCATTGCTATTGAAGATGGAGTGGAAATCACAAACAGCGGCGGCTATTGGAGTCTCGCTCACGTCGGCCAGCAAGTGCTATTGCTTAACCAGTTTGCGCTAGACCCTGCTGGCGGTACTGCTACAGGCACGACAGTTGGAGACAGCGCCGCGCTGAACGATTCTTTGGTTATTTACAACTGCGGCCAAGTGCAAATCGGTGGCGACCTTATTTTTGATTGTTACGTGCAGATCGGACACAGCAACATCAAGTGGTTCTACAACCAATACACTAACGATGTTTCGTGGGTTGGCGCGGTGCAAATTTATGACGGCACCACGTTCTACACCGATGGGGCTATGAACCTCGAAGGAAGCCTAGACATTAAAGATCACAGCTATGCTTTCCTATCCGATGTGACCGTAACAGGTGAGCAAGTTCGCATCCGTACAGGCTCGACAGTGCAGGCAGGCAACATAACCGTAGCCGATCAAAACATCAACGTGGAAAATGTTGCTCGCTTGCAGTGTGGCGATATTTCTATCAGTGAGAGCGGGGCGTTTACCCGTACGATGAGTGTAACTCGTGAGTCTATGGTGTCATGCGGCACTATCACTTTCGGCAATAATTGCAGGTTTCAGTCTACGGTCGGCGGTTGCAAGGTTATTCATAACGGCATCCTCGGGACTTCTGCTCTTACTACTTTCCAAATGGAGCCTAGTGGTACGAACTTAGACCTCGCTGGTTTCACTGCGGCTACAGGTTTTGCGAATGTGCTTTTGCAAGACGGAAACTCGTTCCACTACGAGGGCGCGACTGCAAACACGCTGTCGGTTCCTAATATGCCAACAGTCGACCCCGCTGATGGTGGTAAGTCGTTCTACCTCAACGCTGGCGTTATGACGCTGAGTAGCTAATGACAACAATCAGTATTGCAGAGTTTCAAAACTTTATTACGGAGGTGCCAAAAGCCCTCCGTAAAACAATACTGTTGAGAATGTCGCAGGTCGCGTTTGACAAAGCAAAAGAAGGAGCCAATCGGCACTTTCAAACGGGCGCTCTTCGGCAAAGTTTGCGCAACGAACGAGCGGCAACAGCGTTAGACCCGAATCGTCGGCGCGTGTATCACGATGCTAACCGCGCTCCCCATGCTGTGTTTGTGAATTTTGGGACGAAGCCTCACGTTATCGTTCCGAAAAACAAAAAAGCGTTGCGATGGGTTAGCGGTAACGGGTTTGTGTTCGCCACAAAAGTAAACCATCCCGGCTATAAGGGTGACGCATACATGGTAAGGGCCGCAACGGAAGCCATTAGGTCGATGCGGTCCATTGTAAATGAAGCAATGAAAGAGGTAGACCGAGATGCCTAAAGGAATTGGTTACAGCAAAGACGTTCAGCTTGGCAAAAAAAAGAAGCCCATGCCGAAGAAGAAAAAGCCTGCAATGAGCAAGGGTAAAAAGTAATGCCACGATTATATTACCCAGACGCGTTTCTACAGCGTTTTTGTGACGACGAGCGGGAAGCTAGGGCTTACAACGATGTGGATACCTACGGCACATTCAGCGTCGATTATCGGGATAAATTGGCGCGCATTCGCACCTATGTTTTGTCTTGTATGGAAAATCAGGCCGACAACGAGGACCTTTTCACCACTAAACTTGAAACGTATAGGCGAGAGTTTGAGCGCGTTTTGGTGTTAGCGAAAACGGAAACGCCTGATATTGATGGTCTGGTTCCACCTGTATTCAGTATTGAAATAGGGCGCTCATGACTGTTTATTCGGTATTGGATACGTTGTGCGGCGAAATAGAGCAAATTGATTTCGTGCGCACAGTAAAAATTGGGATAGAGCCGAACCTCAGCCCCGAGGACTATCCAATGGTGCGCGTTGTACCCCAACGACTTACACCCAGCGCCCCGTACAATCAACGCTTGATCGAGGTGGGCATTTATTTTGGCGCAAACACCTTGTCGTCGGACGGTATGGAAAAGGTTTATGACGACCTGTTCTACCTCGAAGAAGAAATAATTAAGGTCGTTAAGGCGTTGGGCGGCAAATACTTCGAAACGATTACGGACGAAGATCGCTTGGACACTTATAAATTGATGTATATACGTGCCGATATGTACGCGGAGCGTCCCGAAAGTGCCTAAAGAAAAAGACCCACGATTGAAGCGCTTGGGATTAGATTCGTATAACAAGCCCAAACGCACGCCCTCCCATCCAACAAAATCTCACGTTGTAGTTGCCAAAGAAGGCGACACGATTAAAACTATCCGATTTGGCGAGCAAGGGGCGAAAACCGCTGGCAAGCCGAAAAAAAACGAGTCGGAAGCCGCGAAGGCTAAACGTCGCTCGTTTAAAGCAAGGCACGCCAAAAACATTGCGAAAGGAAAAATGTCGGCGGCGTATTGGTCTAACCGTACGAAGTGGTAGACGGTTCCACGTATGAAACACTACTGATGTAAAACATCACATATTAGCGAGAGGCTATCTATGGATATTCAACAATTGCAGGAGCACCTTCCGGACGAGATGTTTGAGGAAGTGGCAAAGGCTTTCAACGATTTAATGGGTCAACGCGACCAAGCGAGAAATGAAAGCATTGCGGGGCGTAAAAGCCTCAAAGAAAACAACGCCAAGCTGGAACAAGAAGTTCAAATGTTCCGCGATGTATTAGGCGTTGAAAGCCCCGACGAGTTACAAGACAAGGGGGTTGCTGTAGATCAAGCACAGCAATATGAGGCGAAATTGAAAAAGTACGCTCGCGACCTTGAAGTGGTGCAAGAGCAATTGAATACCGCCGTTAGCGAGCGGCGATCAACGCAGGCCAAATTAGCATTATCGTCTGCGCTATCCGCTCACGATTGGGTGGACAAAGACGTTGTTGAAACATACGTAGCAAATTCAGTTACGTGGGAAGGCGACGACTTATATTTTCAGGCGAGTGACGGAAACATTATGTCGGTCGCTGACGGGGTGGCGACTTTGGCAAAAAATAAGCCGCAACTCCTTAACCCGACCGGCGCGGGAGGCGCGGGCGTACGATCCTCAAACGCGAGAGGCGTGGCAGAGGGTGAGCAAATGACCAGAGCCGAGTTTGACGCTTTGCCCGCACTTCGAAAGGCAGAAGTAGCAAGCGAGGCCGGTTTTACTCTTATTGACTAAAGGAAATCAAAATGTCTGTAACATTGACTGATCTAATCCCAGACCTTTATGTCAGCCTCGACGTTGTATCGCGTGAAATGGTTGGCATGATTCCGTCTGTATCTATCGACGCACAAGTAGCGCGTGCCGCAATCGGACAACAAGTTCGAACGTTTGTTGCTCCCGCTTCATCTGCGTCTGACATCGTTGCTGGAGTTATCCCGCCCGATGACGGAGACCAAAGCATCTTGAATCGTTCTATCACTGTGCAAAAGTCGCGCCGTGTTCCGATTCGCTGGACTGGCGAGAACGACCGAGAATCAGCATTCAACGCTGGCTCTATTCGTCAACAGCAAATCCAACAAGCGATGCGCACGCTGGTTAACGAAATCGAAGGCGACCTGTACAACGCAACCGCTGTTGGCGCTTCGCGTATGTATCGCGGCTCCAACCCTGCATTGACTCCCTTCCGCACCGCTAACGAGTGGACGGATGCCGCCAATGTACGAAAGGTTTTGATGGATAACGGTTCACCGCTTAACGATATTAGCATGGTCATGGACACTGCTACCGGCGCGTCACTGCGTGGTTATCAAGCCGCTGTAAACACCTACGGGTCAGATCAGCTTATTCGTCAAGGCGTTTTGCTTGACGTGGGCGGTATGTCGCTTCGCGAATCTGCCGCTGTTGGCGCTGTTGCTTCAGCATCTGCTGGCCTCGAAATGGCCGCTGATGGTGTTCACGCCGCTGGTGCAACTTCGCTTTCTGTAACTGAAGCGGAAGCAGGTGATGTTGTTCTTGCCGCTGGCGATTTGATTCATATTGCTGGGCACGATGAGCTTTACATGGTCACTGCTGGTTCAACTGTCAGCACGTCTGGCACTGTCACCATCGAAGGCCCCGGTCTAACCAAAGCGCTTGCGGGTGGTGAAGTGATTACTGTCGCTGAAACTGGAGTCCGTAACGTAGCCTTCCAGCGCAACGCGGTTATTCTTGCCAGCCGATTGCCTTCAGTACCCGAAGGCGGCGACCTTGCTCAAGATCGTACGACCATTACCGACCCACGTTCCGGTCTGTCGTTCGAAGTGGCAATGTATCCACAGTATCGTCAGATGCAGTGGGAAATCTCTGCCGCTTGGGGCGTTGGTGTAATCAAGCCAGAGCACGTCACTGGTCAGCTTCACAGCGTAATCTAAGTAACGCGCCCCTTCGGGGGCGTAATCTTTAAGGAGATTAAATAATGGCAACTGCTGAAAATGCCAAGCTGGAATACGAAGCCGGTCAAACGTCTGTGGCGCAAACCGAACTTTCGACCAGCGACAATGAAGTATTTGAGTCAAGCGCGGCGCTTTTCTCAAACCGTTCTGGTTATGCTCCTGTCGTCCGTCCTAACGGAATGCTGACTGGTGGCGCTGTAACATCTGGCACCGCGTCTGACGACATCGACGTAGCCGCTGGAACGTGCAACCTTAATGGCGTAGTGCAATCTGTAAGCGCTGACACGCTTTCAATTGTTCGCCCGCTGACTGACGTGGCGCAAGTGTTTAGTGTGGTCGTTGACTCCACAGGCGCTTACGGCATCGAAGAAGGCACTGAATCTGTTGACTCAACCTTTAGCGAAACTCGCGGTGCCGCTGGTGGCCCTCCGTTTATCGCTGTTGATGAAATCGAAGTGGCGCAAGTGCGCGTCAACACTTCGGCTTCTGCGTCAATTGATTCTGGCGAAATCTTCTCGGTTGTAGGTTTGCACACCGAGCGCGCTGACTTCCCGCTGTTCAATGTTGAATACGACGAAGGGCAGGTTAGATTCCTCGCGGAAGTGCCGCAAATCCATACTGGGTCTGTAGCCAAAAAGGTTTACGCATCATACGCCACGCCAATTTTTGGCGAGGTAACGCTTGCGTCTGACTTTACGCCGCCCGAGACAACCAACAACGTCACCTCAACTCAAATTTACGGCACGACACTTGGTTCCACTAGCTCAACGCTGGGTCAAGGTTCGTTTACCGCTTATTTGAATGACGGTGTTACGGATGCGCTGGTTACTCTGAAGAACGAAAACCTGTGGTTCCGCTTTTTCCCTAACAAGTTCGCTTCGTCAAATATTTTGGCGCAAGGCAAATTAGGTATCTCGCGAACATTCCCTGCTGGTGACAACATTCAAGCAGCCTGTACAATCTCTGCATCTGAGGCAGCGATTGAGGTAGCTTAATGTTTGACCTAGACGGGTTTGAAAACCACGAGTTTCACCGTCGAACGAAGCGAGTGAGGGTGGAAGCCCTTGCTCCTTTTTTTGATGAAAAGGCAGTACCGGAATTTGAAGTCCGAGGCTTAACCAGCGATGAACTGCATGGGGCAATGGACGCGGGCGCAACAGCAAAAAACTTGGGCGCAGTAGTTAAGGCGATTGCGACAAACAAAGAGCAGGTCAACGAAATAAGGGCCGCAATTGGTTTGTCAGAAGATACGCCAGCCGAAGTGCGAAAGCGGATAGAAATGTTGGTGCATGGGTCAGTAGAACCAAAATTAACCCATAGGTCAGCGGCAAAACTTGCCGAGAATTTTCCTATTGAGTTTATGCAACTGACCAATGAGATAACCGAGCTTACGGGCTTGGGTGCTTCAATGGAAAAGCCAGAAGCCGACTCGCCCTAGAGCCTAATTTGCTCGGGTCGATGCAACTGCTGGATTTGCGAGGCGGCTATCTTTACCAGCATTGCCCAGACGTTTTCCCACAAGGGCGAATGACGCTGGACGAGTTAGCACTGTGGAGCGCCTATTACGAGGACAAGAGCGCTAAACATGGCTGACATTTCAAGAACAGTAGAGATAATTTTTAGCGGCATTAACCGTACGGGTAACGCCCTACAAGAAATATCTACTGACATCGACAACGTTGGTCGTAGCGCGTCCGACGCGTTCGGCGGTATTGCCGCTGGCGCTGATGACATAGACAAAATCGTTGGGCCGCTTGGCGACGTAGGCAAAAAATTGGTCGCCGTACAAGCGGGAGCGGTTGCTGTTGGTGCCGCATTTGTCACTTTTGCCACAGT